ATCTCTTCGTTGTTCACCATCTCCTACAATTGTAAACGCCTCACCCTTTTTCCATTGCTCTAAAAACAATCCCACTACAGGTGCATATTGTCCTACAAGAGGTTGTCTGTCACCATATACGTTGAAGTATCTTAGACTTACTGTGTTGATGTCAAATAAAGAGGAATACATCTTACATATATTTTCTGCTGCCACCTTTGATACTGAGTAAGGATTCAAACAATCAGGTGTCATATCCTCTCTAAGTGGTGGTTCATTTTTCAAACCATAAGATGATGAAGTAGATGAATTAATAAATGCCTTGACACCATGCTCACGAGCATTCTGTAATAGAGTGGTTGTTCCTAATACATTTGTCCGCACACATCCTACTGGATTCTGTAATGCAATTTGTATTCTAGAATATGCAGCAAGATGAAACACCCAATCAATTTTTGGCATTCCCTCGTTTACACAAGAAAATACTTGCTCCATGACTTGTGCATCTGATATGTCTGCCCTGACATTCCACGCTTTATCATTCCAATAGAACTCTTGATTACATGTTGAGGATTCATTATCCACAACAGTAACTTGATGTCCCATTTCTAATAATTTGTCAACAAGGTGGGATCCTATGAATCCTGCACCCCCAGTAACGAGTGATCTCATACTATCCTGATGCTAATAAATCGTATTCTTTAGTTTCAAGACCAGCAGATGATATAGTTTCTCTACATATCTGCTGACTTATCCAATTATAAGTCTTTCTGATACCTTCTTCAAGAGTTTGTGTGTAATCCCAACCAAGTTTTTCTCTTATAAGATCATTGTTTGAATTACGTCCTCTCACACCAAGTGGTCCATCTATATGGTTCTTTCCTACTGTTTTACCAGATACTTTTGCAGCAGTGTCAACCAACTGATTGATTGTAACCATTTCTTCAGAACCTATATTCACTGGTCCTTTGAAATCAGACTGCATCAATCTCCAAGTTGCCTCAATGCATTCATCTATGAATAAGAATGATCTAGTTTGTTCTCCATCTCCCCAAACCTCAATATCTCCTCCGTCTGTTGGAAGATAAGCAACCTTTCTACATATTGCTGCCGGTGCTTTTTCTCTACCACCTTGCCATGTTCCCTCTGGACCAAAAATGTTGTGGTAACGAGCAACACAAACAGGCATACCATAGTTACGACTGTATGTAAGATATAATCTCTCTGAGAATAATTTTTCCCATCCATATTCTGAGTCAGGTGCTGCAGGGTATGCTGATTCTTCACGACAATCTGGATTGTCAGGATCTAATTGATTATACTCTGGGTACATACATGCTGAACTAGAATAAAAAATCTTAGTAATCCAATCTAAGCATGGTCTATTACATTCACTCCACCCTATTGACCCATCAAAAGTTTCATTCAACTTCTGCTGTGCATCTAACAAGTTTAGATTTATACTTGCAGAGTTCTGCATAATGTCAGCATCATTATCACCTGTAAAAATAAATCCTGCACCACCCATATCAGCAGCGAACTGATATATTTCATGGAATGGTTCGATGTATCTGTAGGGAACAGACTCATAGAAGTTTCCTTGTTCTCCTTTATACTGTATAACTCTTTCAACGAAACTTTTATCTCTCAAGTCTCCTTGAATAAATTCATCTGCTTCTGTATTAGAAAATTCTGGATATTTGAGATCTACACCCCTTACCCAGTAACCTTCTTTCTTGAGTCTCTTGACCATGTGACTGCCGATAAAACCACCGGCACCTAGTACTAATGCTGTTTTCATAAAAACCTTAATGAGGATTTTTTGGCGGAAAATTTTTTCCCAAAAGTGGGAATCTAAAGTTCATTTCTGAACTTGGTAACTACCTCCTCTATGTAGTCTATCATAGGATCTGTAATTACAGGAGAACATCCTAAGAAAAATACATTATCCAACACCTTACATGAGTTAGGATAGTTAGCATATGATTCAAGATGTTTATACCCCGGATGCATAAGAATATTCCCTGCAAAATAGTTTCTTGTTTGTATCTTATTATCCTCTAAATATTTCACGAGTCGGACTTTATTTCCTTCGTACACTATAGGTACACCAAACCAAGATGTCTCAGCATGTTCTTTTTCTTCAATAACCCTCGCACCATCGATCTTAGAGAAGATTTGATGAAGTCGAGTTTTGTTGAGACGACGGATGCGATGTATCTCGTCCTGCTTAGTCAATTGTACAAGACCGATAGACCCCTGCAGATCGGCGGGTTTGAGGTTATATCCTTGAACTCCGAAGACATACTTATGATCGACATCATGGTCGTACCCTTCCAACCAACGATCAAATCTTTGCCCACAGACACCGTTGGGCAATTTATTTTGGGATCCTACACAATAGCATCCTCTTCCCCACCAAGCATACGATCTGGCGATCTGGATTATCTCTTCGATATTAGAGGAGACCATACCTCCTTCAATAGTAGAGATATGATGGGCTGGATAGAAAGAACAAGAAGCAGCGACGGCGTGTTTGGTAAGAAACTGACCTCTCCACTTACTACCGAGGGAGTCACAGTTGTCCGCGATGTATTCGAGTCCATAAATATCCAAAATTTCGAGAAACTTATCGAAGTCATAGGGATTTCCCAGAACAGGAGAAGAAAAACACGCTCTAGTTCTACTGGTAATCTTGGATTCTAGCATCTCAAGATCCCAATTCAAATCAGTGTAATCAATATCTACAAATACAGGTTTGAGATTGTTCTGTATGATGGGATTGATAGTGGTAGGAAAACCGCATGCACATACTAGTATTTCATCTCCATCTTGCCACCCAAAATATTTTTTGAGTGCAGCAATCATGACAAGGTTTGCAGATGATCCACTATTGACCATAAGGTTGTATCTAAATTTAAACCTCTTTCCAAACTCTGCTTCAAATTTATTGACCTGTTCTCCTGCAGGCAACCATTTACCATTCAAAAGGGTTGTAATTGCAGCAACAGGTTCTTGCTCGTCCCAATATGGACCAGAATAATAGATGTTGTTGCCGGGTTTCCAATCTTTATTAGCGAGATATGGGAATAGATTCTCACCATCATCTCCCAATTGTGATATAAAATTAGAGACTTTATCTTTTATAGACATAGTTCATGTACGATAGATTCATTAGAGACTGCTTGACGAAAACCAAGGTCTTGTAATTTAGTGGTGTCCAACCAGAAATTTCTGGTCTGAACATTGTTATGAAACTCAGGTGGTTCTATATTATAGACCTTACCTTTTGTGTTAGTATATTTTATCGCAGTATCAATCAGTTGTCTAACTGCTGTAGGTTTACCAGAACCTATGTTGTAGATTTCATTCAATTCACCATGAGTTATAGTAAGATGAATGGCACGACAAACATCATCAACATGCATGACGTCACGTTGATGTGATCCATTATCATATATGTTGATATCTCTATCATTTACTAATTCATTAATCATATATTGAATAGCGTTCTTCTTCTTACTTGCCTTTGTATCACCCACACCCATAACATTACATAATCTAAGAATTCTATACTTCATACCAGTGGTCTGTGCAAAAGACTTAATTAGATTTTCTGCACAATGCTTAGTGATAGAATAGAATCCTGTAGGATTACAATGATCTCCCTCTTTAGCAGGAACATTTCCTCCTTGACCATATACGAACCATGATGATATAAAATTGAATGTGATATCTTCTGATCTACAGAAATCTAAAGTCTCACATAGGACTTTTAGATTTGTATCAACATCTAATGTTATATGATTATGTACATGATAATTATTTGTTGTCGAAATAAAATATAGAACATCCTTATGTGTAGGACATCTCTCATCTCTTTTCTCAATGTGGGTGAATGTTGGATACATCTCTGCAAATCTACCACCAACAAAACCCGGACCAAATAAAGAAATCATCTATTCAAATACCAATTAATAGTATGTTGTAGACCTGTATCAAAATTCATGATCGGTTTCCACCCAGTTTTGTTATACAACTTAGTATAACTCATGGCATATCTTTTATCAACTCCCGGTCTTGCATCCGACACACCTATCAACTTGTGTGATTTACCTAGAATATTAAGTATTTTTTTGACTACAGTTTCTACATCAAGTTCACAACCACCACCAATGTTATAAGTATCATTCATAATACCCTGCTCCTCTAACATCCATATAGCACGACAGTGATCTTCAACATACAACCAGTCACGTATCAACTTTCCTTCACTATGCATATAAGTTTTCTTACCTCTCATAGCGTTTCTGATGGTAAGGGGAATGAGTTTCTCTCGATGTTGATGTGGTCCGTAATTATTTGAACAGTTTGTTATAAGGTAAGGAAGTTTGTATGTATTATGCCATGCCTTTACAAAGTAATCTGATGCTGCTTTACTAGCAGAGTATGGATTTCTTGGATCATATGGTGTGGTCTCTGTAAATATGTCTTCATCATCGTAATCTAAAGAACCATACACTTCATCAGTAGATACATGATGAAATTTTTCTACTCCCACCTCTAGTGAAGCATTCATCAAATTGATAGTGCCTATCACATTTGATTCTAGAAATGGTTTATAATTTTTGATCGAATTATCTACATGACTCTCAGCAGCAAAATGAAATACTTTGTTTGGTTTGTATGTTTTGAAGATATGATTGACATGTTTTTCATTTGCAATGTCACACCATACAAATGTAGTCTTGGTATCTTTTTTAATAAAGTTTATATCAGAAGCATATGATAAAGAATCTATGACAACAATCTCATCATCACATACTCTCTGAATATAATTTACAAAATTACTTCCTATAAAACCGGCACCACCAGTAATCAGTATCATTATTCAGTCCCGTATTCGTTCATGCACATGTATGTAGTTTCTCTATCAATACGACCGTAGTCATCTTCAAGTCTTATAATATCATCTTCTCTACATATGCCAAGTTGTGTTTCAATAATCATCAAACCATCAGGTCCACCTTTTGCACGGTGCTTCATCTCTAGATTAATATGAAAAGTATCTCCAACTTTACATTCAGTTTCCACTCTGTTTTGTGTGACAATACCACTACCTTGAATTACAACCCAGTCTTCTGTTCTATGATTGTGATACTGTAATGATAATCTCTGGTTAGGATTGAACCAAAGTCTTTTTACTTTATAATTTTTGTCCTCGACGATGGTTTCATACCACCCCCAAGGACGTTCTCTTCTAACGATCATTATTTTGATTGTACAAGTGCCCAGTCTCGATCAAATAAGTCAAGACCTTTATCAGTGAGTATATGATTATACATCTTCTCAAAAATACTTGGTGGCATTGTACATATGTTTGCTCCGTTGAGAAAAGAGTCTGACACATGTTGGACACTTCGTATTGATGCAGAAAGGACCTGTGTTTGAGATCCATGCATACGATATATACTCGCTATCTGATTTATAAGACCAATACCATTGACAGATTGATCATCCAATCTACCCACAAAAGGAGAAACATATGCTGCTCCTGCTTTTGATGCTAGTATTGCCTGTGCTGCTGAGAAAACAAGAGTAACATTCACTTTGATTCCATCGAGAGCGAGTGATCTACATGTCCTTAGACCATCAGGTGATAAAGGAACTTTGATTGTGGTAGGATTGACGCTAAGTTTTTTACTTTGAAATGCATACTTGCTATGCAGTCTTCTACCCTCCTCTGTCATAGTCTTCTCATCACCAACAACTTCCATGCTAATGTCACGAACACCATAGTCTGCTAGTTCTTGGTAAACATCCTCTGGGTCTCTACCACTCTTGCGGATAAGAGTAGGGTTTGTAGTAACACCGTCAATAAGACCGGTTCCATAATACTTCTTTATTAATTCTGTATCTGCTGTATCTAAAAAGATTTTCATGCGTCAAAATACTCCTTTAGAATTGTGATTTGTTCATGGTATCTAGATATTTCATTCAACTCTGTTT